AAGGCAACGAAGAGGCGATGCAGACCTTCGACCAGGTCATCCGCATCGACCAGCTGCGTCACGCCAACCGCCATGAGGGCAAGATGGCCGACCAGAAGTCGGTGGTCGAGTTCCGGGGCAACTCGAAGAACGTCCTGTCCTACTGGCTGGCCGACCGCATCGACCAGATGGCGTTCAGCGCCCTGGCTGGCCGCAGCTTCGGCACCCGCCCCGACGGCTCGACCCGCACCGGCTCCGACCTGCCGTTCCTGGAGTTCGCCGCCGACGTGACCGCCCCGTCCACCAAGCGCATGCTGCGCTGGGACAACACCGCCAAGGTACTGAAAGACAGCGTGTCGGGCAACAACACCTCGTCGAGCGTCGTGGCCACCGACACCCCGTCGTGGGAGCTGTTCGTGCAGCTCAAGGCGTACGCCAAGGACCGCTACATCCGCGGTGTCGGCGGCGAGGGCGGCGAAGAGACCTACCACGCCTTCCTGACCCCGCAGGCGATGGCCCGGCTGAAGCTGGACCCGACCTACCTGCAGAACCTGCGCCACTCGACCCAGGCGAACAAGAACGAGACGCTGTTCAGCGGCGGCTCGGTCAAGATCGACGGCATCTGGCTGCACGAGTTCCGCCACGTGCCGAACGTGTCGAAGGCCGTGTCGGGCGTGGGCAAGTACGGCTCGGGCTTCAACGTCGAGGGCTGCCAGCTCCTGTTCTGCGGCGCGCAAGCGCTGGGCATGGCCGACATCGGTGCGCCCGAGTGGAACGAGAAGGGCTTCGACTACGAGAACAGCCAGGGCATCGCGGTCGGCAAGATCCTGGGCTTCCTGAAGCCCAAGTTCGGCACGATCTACGAGAACAACACCGTCGAGGACTTCGGCGTGCTGTCCTGCTACGTGGCGCAGTAATTCGGCCACAACACGGAAGGAACCGACACCATGAAACTCAACGCTTCGCGTACGGCCCAGTGGCCGCTGATGGCCGAGTTCGTCTTCACGCACAACGGCTGGGTCATCGACTCGGTCGACCAGGTGAAGAAGACCTTCGGCTCGACGGTGGGCAACTCGACCGACCCGCTCGAACCCGGCCTGACCGCCGGCACCGGCGTCGTCTTCGACTGCATCCCGATGCCCGTGGGCGCCGTGATCACCGGGGGTGAAGTCATCGTCGAAACGGCCTTCGTCGGTATCGGTGCTGGCGCCACACTGAACCTGGGCATCGCCGGCTCGACCAGTGCGCTGGTGAGCGCGCTGGACCTGGACGCGGCGACTGCCGGCGCCCGCACCGCACTGACGCTGACCGCACCGCTGCTGTGCAACGCCGGCCAGAACGTGCGCCTGACCACCGCCGGCCTGACCGCCACCGCCACCGCCGGCAAGGTGCGTGTGCGCGTGCAGTACACGATCGACGGGCGCACCAGCGAGGTCCAGGTCAACTGATGACCTGACTCAGTGGAACGGGGCTTCGGCCCCGTTCTTCCATCCACCGCCAACAAGGACCATCCATGACCACCCCCATGAATTTCATCCTCCACCGCAACCGCACCGTCGTCTCGACCTGCGGGCTGTCGGTCGAGTTCAAGAAGGGCGCGCCCACCCTGGTGCCACCGGCCATGTTCAACGACGTCATCGCCATCGGTGCTGTGCCCGAGGAAGAGCTGAACGAGAGCGACCTGCCGCCCAAGCCGGCGTCGCCCGAGCAGCTTGCCGAGCGCGAGGCCGCGATGTTCAAGGCGTTCGACACCATCGTGAAGCGCGCCAACCGCGACGACTTCACCGCCGGCGGCGTGCCGCACAACACCGTGCTGGGCCGCGAGCTGGGCTGGAGCGTCCAGGCCAAGGAGCGCGACGCGGCCTGGGTGAAGTACACGGCTGACCGGGGCGAGTGATGCTGCCGAGCGAGCTGCTGGACTTGTTCCGCCTGGAGATGGCGGACACGAAAGCACCGTACCTGTGGTCCGACGACTTCATCGTCGGCGCCATCGACGACGCGCAGAAGCAGTTCGCCCGCCTCACTGACGGCATCCCGGACTCTACGACCACTGCGGTCGTGGACCTGGTGATCGCCCCGACCTACACCGACGTGCTGGCGCTGCACCCCAGCATCATCAAGATCAGGTCCGCCTACCGCGTGGGCGAAGGCGCGCCGGTCGAGGTACTGAACGTCGAGGACATGGCCCAGCGCGGCATGCGCTTCGACGGCCGCACCGGGCGCGTCCAGGCGCTGATCACCGGCATGGACCCCGACACGGTCCGCCTGTGGCCGTTCCCGAACTGGGACGACACGGTGCGTCTGTCGGTGTTCCGCATGCCGCTGACCACGATCACCGACGACGAGCCGCTCGAAATTCCGCCGCAGCACCACCTCGGCCTGATGAAGTGGCTCAAGCACCGCGCATACAGCGTGCACGACGCTGAGCAGTACGACAAGACCAAGGCCGCGGACTTTGAAGAGCAGTTCTACAGCTACTGCGCGCGTGCCAAGACCGAGCAGGCCCGCGCCCGTCACAAACCCCGTTCCGTCGCCTACGGCGGCATTTGATAGGAGCCTCCCATGGCCGGCAAGAGCGATACCTTCGAGAACGACCTGTTGAAGCTCATCTTCAACGCCACCGCGATCGCCAACATCTCCGACGACGCGGCTGCGTCGCCCCTGGCGAACCTGTACGTTGCGCTGCACACCGCCGACCCCACAGACAGCGGCACACAGACCACCAACGAGGTCGCGTACACCAGCTACGCCCGCGTGGCAGTGGCGCGCACCAGCGGCGGCTGGACCGTGACCGGCAACAGCGTCAGCCCGGTGGCCACGATCAACTTCCCGGCCTGCACCGGGGGCACGGCCACGGCCACGCACTTCTCGGTGGGGGAGGCGTCGTCGGGTGCGAGCAAGATCCTGTACGCCGGCGCCCTGACGCCGTCGATCAGCATCAGCACTGGCGTGACGCCCCAGCTCACCACCGCTTCGACGATCACCGAAGACTGATCGGGCGTAGCCATGGCCGCTAGCCTGGTCATCGTCTACGCACGCAGCCACACGGTCGGCGGCTTGCTGATCCGCCACGCGGATCGGTTCGGCCGCTGGTCGCACTGCGGCGTGGTCACGCCTGAGAACACGGTGATCGAGGCTCGCGCTTTCCATGGCGTCGTGGAGACCGAGGCGTCGGAGTTCTATGCGCGCTACCCCACGGTCGAGTTCCGCAACGTGGCGTGCCCCGACCCCCTGCGCGGCGTCCTGTGGGCCCGCAATCAGGTCGGCAAGGGGTATGACTATGCGGCGCTCGCCGGGTTGGCCCTTCGCCGCGGTTCGTGGGCTGAGGACGACCGCTGGCACTGCAGCGAATTGGTTGAGGCGGCTCTGGTGCAGGCCGGCAAGCGCCGCTTCATCGACGCGCCTGCGGTCATCAGCCCGAACCTCTCCTACATGGTGATCTGACATGACCCACGCAGAAATCCTCGCGGCCATCGCCGCATCGCCCGAACTGCAGGCCCTGGCTGCAGCCGGCGACACGCAAGGCATCGCTGATGCACTGAGCGCGGGCCGCACCAAGTCGGTCAGCCACTTCGCCAGTGAGCGGGGCATCTTGGAGCGGTTCCCGCTCGGCCCGCTGGCTGGTGATGCGCTGCTGGCCAAGCTGGAGTTGTTCGCGCAGTCGGCGCACCCGATGGCTCGCATCGTTGGCCGGGCGCTCAAGTTCCTGGCGCAGCCCGAGGGCTTGGACATTGGCGCGGTAGCCACGCAAGGTCTGCTTGACCAGCTTGCGGAGGGGGGCGTCATCACTGCTGGGGAGCGCGCAGGGCTGGCGCAGATGGCAACCGTGCCCGATCCGGTGTCGCACACCGAGGTCGGTGCCGCACTTCAAGGGGCGCAGTGATGCTTGGCCGCAACTACCGATTCCGCATCCAGAACACGCAGAACCAGGCGATTACATGCGCCCTGACTGGGCGCCTTTGGAAGTTTGCCAGCGATGGGTCGATCACATGGTCGAGCGAGGTCACGCTGATCGGTTCTGGCTCTGTCGCGGCCACCACGGGCGCCGTCGCCAGCAGCAACTATGACAACTCGACCGACAAGTGGATCGGCGCCGAACTCACGCTGTCAACCACTGCTGCCGTCACCACGAACGGAACCGGCGCCGTGACCGTCACGTTGGAGCGCAGCACCGACGCCGGCACGACTTGGCCGACGGCCGGGCAGGGCGATTCCGTCGGTGGCTACACCGTCACCGCTGCCGACACGACCTCGGCGCGCCTGCGTAACCTCACGGTGGATTGACGGTGGCTTTCCACTCGCGCCGGCTGGTTGGCCCGCCCGGCCCTTTGCGGGTCGATTGGTCGAACCCGATCACGCGAGGGCTGGTGTCTGTGCATCTCGCCGGGCACACCGTCGGCTGGACCGTCAATGGCACGACCCTTGTGCCTTCGGCGGTCGGTCAATCTCGACAGTACGTGTCGGCGTCGTCCAACTATCTATCTGCGCCGTTAGCTGTTACTTACCCGCTGACGATGTTTGCCTTGCATAGACAAACGACGGTCGGCGTATCCCGAGCGCTTGTCTCTGTCGGCAACTCGTCAACCGGCCGACACCTTTTGTATTTCGGCAACTCCAACGAATTTCTTGTTTTTTCTGGAAGCGGCGGCGGCCAATGGGGGTCTACATCAGCCGGGGCGTTTTACTCTGACACTTCTCAATACCACATGGCTGTCGGCGTCGTGCGCGGCACCGCCAACCGGCAGGGTTACTACGACGGCACTTCGCCGTTTGCAGCAAACACAGGGATAGACACCGTCGCGGCATCGAACACCGTTGCCCTTGGCGCGTATTGGCTTTCTGGCGTCCCGCAGGCCGGTTTTTATTGGCCTGGAGAAATTGCACTCGCAGGCATATTCAATCGCGCCTTGTCTGACCCTGAGATTCTGTCCCTGTCGAGCGATCCCTGGCAGCTATTTGCCCCCCACCGCATCTGGGTGCCGCAAGCCGCGATCACCGGCCTGCCCACCCTCTCCCTGCCCACCTACACGCCCGGCTCGCTGACCGCGACGGGCTTCCGTCCCCGCGTGACGGCGAGCTAACGTGGCCACCACGCTTTACTGGGTCGTCTACGCAGCCGCTGGCAGTGCGCCCAGCGGAACGCAGATCGTCGCCGGCCAGGACGCCACCGGCTCGGCCGCGCTTGCTGCTGGTAGCGAGGCGTACACCGCGCCTGGGGTCTACGACGAGGCCACGGCAATCACCGGCCTGTCGGGTGGCACCGACTACCGCATTGCCTGGGTTGCGCATGACGGCACCAGCTACGGCAGCGTGGTGGTGTCGGACTCGATCACGACGGCCAGCGAAGCGGTGGCAAACGCTGCCGGCAGTTCCACCGCAGCGGCAGCAGCCGCGGCCGCCGCTGCCTCAACCGCTGCCTCAACCGCTGCCTCAACCGCAGTGGGCGCAGCGACGGCCACTGCATCCACAGCAGCAAGCAGCGCCGGTACAGCGGCCGCAGCCGGCGTCAGCAGCACCACCGCGTCGGTCGCTGCGAACGCTGCCGGCAGCAGCACCGCTGCTGCTGCCGCAGCAGCGACCACAGCAGCGACCGCTGACAGCACCGCGTCGTCTACGGCGGCTGGCGCCACGTCCACAGCGACCACGGCCTCGGCCGCAGCAGCCTCTGTCGGCTCGGCCACTGCGGCAGCCACGGCCAGCTCGACGGCCAGCTCGACGGCCAGCTCGACGGCCAGCTCGACGGCCGCCGGCACGTCGTCGTTCGGTGCGACCGGCTCAGCAGCGGCCAGCTCCACCGGCTCAGCAGCGGCCAGCGCTGCTACGACGTCCACAGCGGCCTCCACAGCGGCCTCCGCTGGGGTAGGCACTGCGGAGGGCGTCCCAGCCTCCACAGCGGCCTCCACAGCGGCCTCTGCGGGCTCCGGCGCCGCCAGCGGCGTGGGCTCCAGCGCCGTGCCGGGCTCAGCCGCTGCGCAGTCCGCAGGCACGTCGTCGGCCGCGGCCACCAGCTCGGCGCAGATCGCCGCGACCGGCTCGGCCACGGGCAGCTCGGCCGCAGCCGGTGTGTCTTCAGCAGCGGCTGACTCCCCCGCTGCCGGCACGGCCACGGGCTCGTCGACCGCAGCAGCCACCGCAACGGCGCAAGCCGCCGCCACGGCAGCAGCGGCCGGCAGCGGCGCTGCAGCCGCCGCGACTGCCAGGGCCCTGTCCAGCACCGGCAGCAGCACGGCCACCAGCACCGCAGCCGCCGCGACCGTCACCCTCAAGGTCACCACGGCCACCGCTGCTGGCAGCGCCACCGGCAGCGCGACCGCAACTAGCCGGGCGGCCAGCGACGGCACCGCGCAAGGCACCGGCAACGCGCAAGGCGCCGGCCAGTCAAGCGCCACGTCCGTAGCGGCCTCGGCCGGCACGGCAACGGCCCTGGGCCTGACCAGCGCTGTCGTCACCATCACGTCGGTGGCCAGCGCCGCCGGTAGCGCCGCCGGTAGCGCCCCCGCGCTCGCACTGAAGATCGCCACCGGCTCAGCGGCCGGCGCTGCTGCGGGCTCGGCAGTCGGCGGCGCTGCCCAGGCCGTCCAGGCGTCGTCCGCCGCGTCGTCCGCCGCAGTCGGTGCGGGGGCGGCACGCGCTGCTGCTGCGGCGTTTGCTGCGGCGTTCGCTGCCGTCGACGGCCGGGCATCCGGCCTGTTTGGCGCTGTCGGATCGTCCGTCGGCACGGCCGGCGGCGCAGCCATTGCGCGGGCGTTCCGTCTCGACACCGGCACCTCCAAGAACGTCATGGTTGTGCCCATCAACCTGCGCTACATGCTCGTCGAGCCCGACGGCGCCAGGATGGTGGTGCCCGTCAGTACGTCCCCCACGACCGCCTAGAATCGAAAATAGATCGGGGAACAGCCATGGCCATCCTGGGCAAATTCATCAAGCAGCCAGCCGAGATCCTCGACTACGACGTCGACTTCTCCGACTGGCTCGCCGACCGCAACGACACGCCGCTGAGCTACACCGCAGA